GTTTCAAAGCTAATAAATTTGATATCTTAAAAAATGTATTAAGAGAAGACTACTGTAATTTATTTAGTGAATACTTTAGAAACAAAGCTCAAACATACGATACCATGTTAAAACATACTTTTGTTTCTCAATATCATGATGAATTTGGAACTAGATTTGATAGACAAGTACCAGGTGCTTATTCATGTTACGGAGATATAATGATGGAAATGCTTTTAGTTAATATGCATTCAATTATGGAAAAAACTACAGGTTTAAAATTACAACCAAACTATTCTTATGCAAGAATATATGAAAAAGGACATGATCTTAAAAAACATAAAGATAGATTATCTTGTGAAATATCAACAACACTAAATTTAAGTGGTGATCCATGGCCTATTTATGTAGAGCCTGATTCTAGATTTGGAACATTTGATAATCAAGGTAATTATATTGAATCAAATTCAAAAGGTTTTAAAATAGATTTAAATCCAGGAGATATGTTAATTTATAGAGGCTGTGAATTAGAACATTGGAGAGAACCTTTTCAAGGTAATGAATGTATTCAAGTATTTTTACATTACAACGATATTAATAATAGAGAAGGTATTATTTTTGATGGTAGACCTCATCTAGGACTTCCTGCTTGGTTTAAAAAAAATGATCTAAGTAATTGATGAACGATAAAGATTATAAAATATTTCCTACTTTAGTAAGACAAGTAGATAACTTTATAAATCAACAAGAATGTAAAATTATTCAACAAGAAATACTACAACATTCTTTAATAGATAAACATAATTTACTAACTGGTGATTCTGTATCAAGTCATCTAAAAAGTAATATATTAGATATATTATCTATAGACTTGAATGAAAGAATTAAAGAAGTAGTAAAAAGATATACTGAATACTCTGGTCTACACAATAAAAACAATATAGTTACTTCTTGGTTTAATGTACAAAAAAAAGATACTATTTTATTAGAACATACACATCCTAATTCTGTATTATCAGGTGCAATCTACACTAATGTTGATGAAAATAGTAATGCTTTATATTTTTACAATCCTAATCCATTTATTAGTTTTATGGAAAATGAAAGAGATAAAGACTTTTCCTTTGAATGGTTTTATATTAAACCTAAGTTATGTTCTTTATTAATATTTCCAAGTTGGTTAAGACACGGATCTAATAGAATAAAAAATCAAACAGAAAATAGAACAGTTATAAGTTTTAATATAAGATGACCGATAAAATTATTACATATTTCCCTCAAGCTTTTTATATATCTGAAAATGTATTAGCTAGTTCATATCTAAATGATTTACAGCAACATTCTAAAAAAATACAATCTAATATTAGTAGTGGTGGAGAAAATTGGATTTTAAGACCTTATAACACTTTAGATACTTATGATTTAAAAACAGATCCTATATTTAGGACGTTTTTAAATGTTGTTGAAGATAAGGTATTTGAATTTAATAAAGCTCACAATTCTGATTATAGATACAAAACAAAAGACGCCTGGTTAAATATATATAATAAAGGTGATGAACAAGAATATCATTGTCATGCAGGACATACTTATAGTGCTGTTTTTTTTCTTAAATCAAATAAAGATTGCGCAAAAATTATTTTTGAAAACCCTACGGAACCTGACATGATGCCTATTAAAAATTTAAAAGAATTAAATAATTTAAGTTTTAAAAGATGTTATTTTAATCCTATAGAAAATAGTTTATTAATTTTTAGATCATATATGAGACATATGGTAGAAAAAGAAAAAACAAATTTTGAAAGAATAACAATAGCTTTAAATTTATGAAAATTCTTATATTTGGATTACCTGGAGCAGGTAAAACTACATTTGCTCAAAAACTTTGTAAAGATTTAGATGTTGCTTATTTTAATGCAGATCAAATTAGAAAAATATTTAATGATTGGGATTTTTCAGATTATGGTAGAACACATCAAGCTTTAAGAATGCAAAGATTAACTGAATTAACTAATAAGTCTTCTATAGTTGATTTTATATGCCCTTTTAATGAATATAGAAATTATTACGATTTAATTATATGGATAAATACTATTGATAAAAGTAAGTTTGAAAATACAAATAAAATATTTCAAATACCTAATAAAGTAAGTTATGAAATAAAAGACTATAATTATAATAATATTATTAAAGAAATACATGATAGATTGGGATAAACCTACTGCGTTAATGTTAGGAAGATGGCAACCATGGCATAAAGGCCATCAAGAGTTATTTAAAAAGTCTTTAGAAAAGACAGGTCAAGTTATAATTATGGTACGTTCAATGCCTATATCAGAGAATAATCCATTTGATTTTGAACAAGTCAAAGAAAAAATTAAATATGCCTTACAAGAATATAGAAATAAATTTGAAGTTATTCAAGTACCTAATATTACAAATATTTGTTATGGAAGAGATGTTGGATATAAGATTGAAAAGATAGAATTACCTCAAGAAATTAAAGCTATTTCTGCAACTAAAATCAGAAAAAAATAATATAGTTTTTTGTTTAATGTGGTATATAATATAAATTATGCCATTAACTCAATTAGTATTTACACCTGGATTAGATACTGAAAACACCGAAACTGGTGCGGAAGGTAGATGGACAGATTGCGATAAGATTAGATTTAGAAAAGGTTTACCTCAAAAAATAGGCGGTTGGACTAAATTTAGTGAAGATTATTATGTAGGAAGACCAGCAGGTATAGCCTCTTGGATTAGTTTAGATGGTACACGTTATCAATCTATAGGAGGAGATAAAAAAGTTTATGTTTATCAAGGTGGAACTAATCAAGATATTACTCCTATTAGACAATCTAATAGTTTAACATCTGTATTTACTACAACGAATACTAGCTCTAATGTAATAGTTAATCATTCAGCTCATGGAGCAACTTTAGGATCATTTATAACTATATCTAATGTATCAGCAAATGTAGGAGGAATCACTACTACAGATTTAGAAAATCAATTTGAAATAGTCGCTTTAAATAACTCTGACGCTTACACTATTACAACACCTGGTACAGCAACTTCAACAGTTACTGATACAGCTGATTGTGATATTAAATATCAAATAAATATTGGTCCTAGCACACAAACTTTTGGATATGGTTGGTCAGCTGGTACTTATTCTGAAAGTACATGGAATACAGCAAGAACTACTTCTGAAGTAACATTAGATATGAGACAGTGGTCATTAAATAACTGGGGAGAAGATTTAATTTTAACAGTTAAAGATGGAGCTACTTACGAATGGGATGAATCAGGCGGTATGACTGATAATAGAGTTACTACTATTGCTAATGCGCCTACAGCTTCTACTTTATCAATAGTATCTACAGAAACAAGACATTTAATTTGTATGGGTACAGAAACTACTATTGGTGACATATCTACACAAGATAAACTATTTATAAGATGGTCAGATCAAGAAAATTATAATTTTTGGTTTGCTAATGCTACTAACTCAGCAGGGTCACAAAGAATTGCTGGTGGAAGTGAAATAAGAAGTGCTAAACCTGCAAAAGGAACTATACTTGTATGGACAGATACAACATTACATTCAATGTCTTTTATTGGTCCACCTTTTATATTTGGTTTCAGACAATTAGGTAATGATTGTGGAGCTGTTGGATTAAATAGTGTAATAGTAATAGATGACGTTGCTTATTGGATGGCCGATGGCCAGTTTTTTAGATTTGCTGGTGCTGTTCAAGAAATACCTTGTCCTATATTAAATCATGTATTTGATGATATAAATAAAACTCAATATGCTCAAGTATATGCTGGACAAACTTCTGACTTCTCTGAAGTAATATGGTATTATTGTTCTGCTGATTCTAATTTTATAAATAAGTATGTAATCTATAATCATCAAGAAAATAGTTGGTATTTTGGTAATTTATCAAGAAGTACATATATAGATAATGGTGTAGAATTAAATCCTTTAGCTACACAGTATTTTCCTAATTCTACAGCTAATACATATTCAACTATATATGGCCTCACTGCTGGACGAAGTTTAATCTATCGTCATGAAGATGGTGTAGATGCTGATGGATCAGCGATTACTGCTTATATACAATCAGGTGATGGTGACATTGCTGATGGAGAAACATTTAGTTTTATAAATAAAGTTATACCTGACTTTAAAAATCAAACTGGTAACGCAACCATTACTTTATCAGCTAGAGATTATCCTAATAGTCCTCAAACTACAGGAGAGGTTATTACAGTGTCAAATACGACAGCTTTTTATAATTCTAGAATACGAGGTAGACAATCTTCTATTAAAATAGAAAGTGACGAATTAGGTAGTAATTGGCGATTTGGTACATTAAGAATCAATGTAAGACCAGATGGAAAAAGATAAATATAAGATTAGATTAGCTCGTATCGATGATGCTGTTAGAATACGAGAATTATTAAAAACGTGGCTTGTAGAAGCTCCATTTAACTTTGGAAATACTAATAATAAAAAAGC